CAGTTCTTTGTAAGAACCTTCAATAAATTTTTCAAATTCCACTTGACAGACCTTATCAAGGAACGCAACAATGCGATCATTAGTTTTCTCTCTCCCTCTGTATACCTTGTCAACAAAAGGACCCAGATTGAGATAGATAGAATCAGTGTCAGCAGCAATAACATAATCTTCTCCGTCAGTTTTTAGAATTTTATTGAGATAGGCATTCATCTTTTTCTCAATCCAACGGATAGACAGCTGACCAGACAAGGTAATTGCTTCAGCATTTTGAAGATTGTAATACCTAAAGTATTGGTTTCCGATAGCACCATAAGCAGAGTTGAGTTGAATCTTTCGTGCCATCTGGATGTTGTTGAACTTGGCAATATCCTTCTCTAGTTTTTGAGTAGGATTCTTTTCGTACTCCTTCTTTGCTGCAATCATCTTCTTTTTGTAGATGGTACGATCATCATAGATGCGTTGCATCATCTTAGAAAGAAATCCCTGATAGTGTGTTGTATACATTGCCCCATTGGCACAAACAGTCTCTCCATCCAGAGTGCTCAGATCTAATTCCTTTTCAAGGAGACGATCTACCGTTGCTAACGGATGCCTTGTATGCAAGAGAGTCTCAGGGCCGATGTTGTACTGCATAATCAAGTGAGGATACAGTGAGTTCAAGTCAAAACTGACAACCCAATTATACAAACCTGGGATGGGTTCTTTTACGAAAGCACCTGCATACTTATCATTCTTCTTACTTCCTTTCCTCTGGGGGACAACAATATTATCTTTCTTTAGAAAATTGAAGATAAGGGTATCCCACATGCGAACTTGGGAATATACATCCTCAAAGTTTACCTTAGCATCATATGCCATGGTGATAGCAAGTTCAATGAGTTTCATCTTGTCTTCCAGACGGTCAACAAGTTCTACGTCAAAGATGTTGTATTCAACAAACTTCTGCCAACCATTGGTATAGAAATCACGGAAGGTATCAAACTCAGAGTGATCCAACTTACGTTGGCCGAGTTCGACGAAAGCAATATGATCTAGACGATAAGACTCTTGGTTTGTATAAGTAAACTTCTTGTACAAGTCAAGATAATCTAAGCAAGAAACTCCCAAAATATCATAAGCAATATGAGACCTGCCCATGATTGTGATCTCACGTTCATTCACTTTATTCCATGGTGAAAGTGATTTGACCCACTTCTCTCCCATGATACGATCCATCCTGCGGCAGATATAAGGAATATCATACAGATAGCAGTTCCATCCAGTAACAATGTCGGGAGTATTCTGTGCCCAGAATGACATAAAATCTTTGAGCATTGCAGATTCTTCCCACGACAAGTGGACATTGACACCCTCAGGAACATCAAACTCCCGTGTAGCCCAAACGTCTACACGTTTAGTGTGGAGATTCTTGATTGTAATACAAAGCACTTGCTCTGCAGCACTTTGAACATCAGGGAATCCATTTTCAGATGCTACCTCAATGTCAATCGTATAGATATCAAGTTTTTTAAAGTCGTAATCAACTTCATCAGGATGCTGATCTGAGATATATTGATACACAAAACGTTCGTATCCATAGACATCAAAGTTTGGAATCTCCTCATACTTCTTCATGAACTCTCGTGCCTCACGAGGTCCAGAAAACTTCATCGGCTTTACATTCTGCCTGTCCAGAGTTTTATACTTTGATTCTGTAGGACTAGAAACAAACAAAGTAGGTGAAAATGTTTCTCTATACTGGACTCTTCGACCATTGTCGAATCCACGATAGAGAATATCATCACCCATCTGTTGAATGTTTGTGTAAAATTTCATCCAGTCACTTTTTGATAAAGGTCCAGAACACCTGGTTCAGGATCCAGTATAGTAAAGATTGAGTCGCTTGTCAAGAAGAGATCTCGCTGGGCAGCAAACTTAGGATATGCTCTGAGAATAACGTATTCATAAACATACCAATTTTTATCTTGAGCACCTTCATCAACTTGTCTAGCAGATGTTTTGAGATGAGTTCCCTCTAAAGAATATGCACGACGTTCTAGATCTTCAGGATCAGAACCATACTCAGCACACTCTACAATTTCATAACATCCTTCAACTAAAATAGATGGCTCTTCGTCAAGTTCAGTCACCTTCCCAATCAGATACAGATCCCGATGCTTCAACAAAACTATCTTCAAAACTGAGGGACTCATCGACTGCCCCTCCTCCAAGATCATTTCCTCTTCCATTGATAGCCTCCAAAATACGTTGATACTGTTCTAATACTGCAGCATGTGGATCATATGCACACACCACTTCGGCCGGTTCTACATACACTGTTCTGCTTGACGATAAAGGAATCCAAGAAATCATATGAACCTTAGGATTACTTACTTTAATTGGTGTTCCTTCTGTGAACATAGATGCAGCATCTTGTTCTAATGCAACACTAAATGGATCCTCAAATTGCAAAGCAGCAATCTTTTCTTCGTTTTCCTTTAGATAAACTTCCTTAACATCAGAAATGATGTCCTCACCGCTTTTTAGTCTTACGATTTTTACGGTCATAATTTTTCTCCATTAATATTTTAACTGATTGTTGAATCAAATCTTTCAATGCTTTATTATGGGCGATATTTTTAGTCTCTGCAATTTGCTGTGCATATCCAAACATAACATCCATCACATCTGTCGGGGCTTCCAGTGTAACCAAATCGGATTCACCTTCGTATCCAGGCGGATTTAAATTATAATAAAACTGCATAAGTCCTCCATTAAAAAAGGAGAGGTATTACCCTTCTCCGCTATTTTGTTGTTGATTTATATACGGGTTAGATTGTGCGTATAAAAATCCCGTGCATGTGTATTTAGTTGTTTTTGGGGGAGGTGTTTTTTCACGATAAAGATAAGTCCATGTAGAAGGAAAAATAAATAACTTTCCAGCTTCAGGTTTTACCTGAAATCCATTAACAAATTCAGTTTCTCCACCATCAACAGTATTTAGATACCAAATATAAGAAAGATATCTAGCAGCACCCTGGCCATATTCATTATCAGTCATATAATCTTGATGCCATTCAAAGCGGTCACCATTATCACCCACATACCTTGTTATTTCATATCCACTATCGATAAACGAGTCGCGGGTAAAATCAAGCATTAAGGTATCTCTTAAAAATACTCTATACTGATCCAGAGAACGACTCAAAGATGCAAATAAATGATCATCTACATCTTTCCAGGAATCAAGTTCAGTAATATTTACTTTTGTGGCCGAGAGGATATTAGTATATCCTCCGACCGCAGTAGCAATCTTCTTAAAAGATTCTAATTCATATCTTTCAATCATGGATTCACAAAAGTCTATTGATAAATTTCCTTTATCAATCCATAAAAATCTATTATCCATTTAAAAGCTGTTTATCAGATGCTCCTAGTATATCATATACTGTTCGTTTTTGGTGATCTGGAATAATTCTCTCTAGATCAATGGTCAGCAATCCATCTTCAAAACGTACATCTCTAACTCTTACGTCTTCAGATAACTGCCATGATCTTGTAAAACTTCTTTTCGACACTCCTTTATGGAGATAATTTCTTGTAGTATTTTTGTCCTCATTGTTAGAGGCAACTCTGAGAATGTTTTGTTCAGTAGAGACTTCGACCTCTTCTCTCTTAAATCCTGCCAGCGCAACTTCAATTGTGAAATTACTTGAGTCATGTTTGATTAAATTGTAGGGTGGGTAATTAATATTGTGTCCAGATAGAGCATCTAATCTGTGGAACACATCATCCAGACCTACAGCATGGGGGGCGTATTCTTTCCAAAAGGTATCTAAGCTATTTGTGGTAATCATTTTACTTCTCCTTTAAAAAGCGAGTTGTTTGTGGTGGACCCCGAAGGCATCCAAAATGTATTTAGGTCTAAATAGAGGTAGAACTTAATGTCCCAATTGGAGGATTGCCCCCCATGAAAAAGGTAATAACCGCACTTGCGGCAGCCTTTTTCGTTATGCCTACTGGTGTTGCTGCTGCTGAAATTACATCTAGAATTACCGACTCTGTACAACTGACTGTCCAGGGTGCTGCTGTTCAATCAACTAGGGTTGGAGCATCATATTCTATCAGTGGTTCAAATATACAGTTCTCTGCACTTGGTCTTGGTAATAATTCATTTGGTCTTGGTAACAATGGTGCATATGGAGATACAAC